TAAGCTACATTGATACCGCAGGTGTGCAGCACTTAACGCAGCCTTCGTTTTCGGACATTAGCGGTGTACTTTCGCAAACGCAGTTGCCCGCCAGCATAGGAGCTGGCAGCAATTTAACATTGATTGACTGCGGCACATTCTAATGCGCAATGCCACGTTCCAACTATTGCGTGGCACGTTTGCCAACATGCCTGTTCTGGCAATTGGTGAACCATACTTTACGACAGACACTCATCAGTTTTACATTGGCACCGTCACAGGTAATGCACTGGTTGGGCCAACAGCGGGCGGTGGGGCGGCGGTAAAGCAGGTTGAGATTGACTTTGGGCCGTTACCTGTTGCTGAAGCAAGTTTTTTGATTACAGATGCGTCGGTAACGCCCACGTCGCATATTATTGGTAATGTGGCCTATGAAGCACCAACTGGAAAGGACCTAGACGAAATTGAAATGGATGAACTTGATTTGAAGTTTGGTCCGGGTAGTGGGGCGTTTATCCTCTATGCGCGTGGCCGGGATGGTTACGTAGCGGATAAGTTTAGGGTGAGTTACGCAATAGGGTAGTGATATGGCAATAATTAAATCAGGAAACTCAACTGATCAAATGACAGTTGACCCAACAAGCAAAGCGGCCCGCGTAATTTTATATGACGCCAACGGTAACCCGGTCTCTGTTTTAGCAGCTTCCGTTATTGGAAGTCCAATTCCATCATCTGCTGTGCTAGTGGCGGGGGAAGGAGCTAATGGAAATACTTATCCAATTCAAACTGATAATAATGGTTTTATAAGATTAGATTCTAGTAGTGCCCCAAACACGTCTTCACCAAACCGGGGTGTCCAAGTTGGGGGAACAGACGGCCTTAATTTTCGTGTATTTGCTACAGATATATTAGGAAATCAAAAGGCTCTTTCTGTTAGAAATTTGTTGCAAGGACTGTACTTTGGAAGCAGTGGCATTTTAACGATATTGGCTGCCGCCCATGCTTCTACGGCTGGATTTTTGTGGCTTATAAATCCAATCGGTTCTCCGGTGAGCATTTATTTTCGTAAGTGTAATTTCACATCAGCAACCACTACGGCATTAGCAACTCTTAGCTCCCCGCGTGTCACAATGGAGCGGGTTACTTTTACTGGTGTGGCTTCCGGTACACAAATTACACCAGCAAAGCGCGCCACATCGGACGCTGCTCCACAAGGGAAATTACTCTCAACCAGCACAGGCTTGACATTAACGGCTGGCCCCATTGCAACGGCGTTTGCTGTAGTAAACAACCAAACGGCTGTTGGGACGACGCAGCCTTCCGAACAGATTTTAGATACAAAAGATGACGATGGGCTTTTGGTTCTTGCCCCCGGTGAAGGGCTTGTATGGCGGCAAGCAGACGCTGGAACAACTTCGGATACGCGGAAGATAAACATTGATTTGAAATGGGAAGAACGGTAAGGGGCGCAACAGGCCACAGGTGAAGTATGGCCGATGAATTTGTAACAACTAAAATCGTTGGGCTGAAGGAGCTTGAGGAAAAGCTCGCAGCCCTTGATGAAAAGTTGCAAAAGTCCGCACTGCGGCGCGCCATTAAAGCAGGTTGCAACGTGTGGTATTTGCTTTGCATTGCATTGGCTCCAAAGGCCACGGGCTTTATGTCGCACCACTTTGGCACCAAGATACACTTGTACCGGGGCGTGGATGCAGCCAGCGGGTTTGTTGGGCCGCAGGGCAAGATGGATTACCCCAACGATGCGGCGGGGCACTACGCCATTAAGCGCAGCAGCAAAGGCCGGGCGCACAAGGTTGGGCGTGTTGCCGTGGCAAGCGTGGTGCGGTTTTTTGAGTTTGGCACCAGCAAGATGGGCAAAAAGGCTTTCATGACGCAGGCGGGTGACAGCGGTAAGCAGGCAGTAACCGACGCCGTAATTAACTCGTTGCGTGAGGACTTACTCTAATGCTGGTACAAGGACTTAACAATGTGCTGGCTGCCGACGCAGGCGTAAAGGCGCTGGTGGGCACGCCAACGTCACGTAAGGATGGCACGGAAGGCTTGTTTCCGGTGTTTGCCCCGGACAACTGCAACATGCCTTACGTTGTGTACTCGCAGGTAAGCGGTAACCCAACGACTACGTCGTTTCAGGGCACCAACAAATTGCAGACCGCCCGCTGGCGGTTTAGTTGCTACGGCCAGAACTATAAAACGGCCAAGCTGCTACAGAAGGCGCTCAAGACGGCGCTGATTGGCTTGCTGGGTACGCTTGCAGTGGGCAACGCCGAGGTACGGGGCGCATGGGTATTGCTGGAAGCCGACGAGGCGGAAAGCCTGCCGCATGGCACGATACACGTAAGCCACATCGACTTTGAGTTCCTTTACTTGGACAACGAGTAAAGGGGCCAAGCAGCAAAAGGGGCGGCGCACTGCGCGGCTCTAGTAGAAGTTGCAGTAAAAATTTGCACCAAAAGGTAGGTACAGCAACATGGCTTATACGAACTCAGCAGCATTTCCGGGTAGGGGGAGTGCACTACAATACAGCACCAACCCCCCGTCCGTTGCATACAAAGTGCTGGCCGAATTGAAGACGCTTTCGTTCAGCGGGGCAAAATACGACCTTGCTGACGTAACGAACTTCTTGTCCAGCAACTTCCGTGAGTGGCTGCCCACGTTGGCAGACAGCGGCGAGCTTTCCTTTACCGGAAACTTGATTCCAAACGACACCTCCGAAAGCGACCTGATTGGCTTCTTCAACGCAGCCACGCTGGTCACTTGGCAGGTGGTTTTGCCCCCGCAGGAAACTACGGGCTTCCCGACCTCCTTGGGCACGTTTACCTTTAAGGGTTACGTGTCTTCAATCGACCGCAACATCCCGGTCGACAAAGAAGGTTCGATTAGCGGCAAAATCAAAATCACGGGCCAAATCTCCTACGCGCAGGGCAGCTAACTAGCGCACCCGTAACACGGTACTGACCTTTTGGTGGGGCGGGCAACACCCGCCCCAACAGTTACCGCGTTACTATTCGTCCGTTTACCGGACTAGGAGAAAATGAAATGAGCACCACCAAAAGCCCGTTGCGCCAACGGATTACCCCTTCTGTTCCCTACACTTTGGACGTAGAAGACTTGCAAGGGAAGTTCGCCCTTTCCTTCCGCCTGTCCTACGACCTAAATGCCTTCTGCTTGGTTGAAGAAAAGCTGGGCAAGTCCATGCTTACGGATTTGGCTGCCATCCTTGACAAGCCAACAGTTACCACCATTACGGTGCTGCTGTGGGCGGCCCTGCAAAACAATCACGGCGAGTACGGCGGCGATGACGGCTTGGTTGCTGTGCGCAACCTTGTCACCTTGCCTACCTTGCAGCCCGCGCTTGCGGCGTGCGTTGAGGCATTCCTTGTGCAGTTGCCAAAGGAAAAGCAGGATGAAATCCGCCTTAAGATTAAGGCGGCAGAAGCGGGGCAAGACCTCCCAAACGCAGGGAGCCCGACCCCGGCCAGCGCGTAATTACGCTGCTGGAAATTTGGGCAGTTGCACGCATAGATTTGCACGTGCCTGAACATGAAGTCGGGCGGCTTACGCTGGCAGAATACGACGCTCTATTAGAGCGCAAGCGTGCGCAAGATGAACGTGTGCAGCTAAATGCGGGCATTATTGCGGCGGCAGTCATCAATTCGCAGGGCGGGTTTAATGGCAAGGCGGCAAAGCCAAGTGACTTTGTCCCATCGCTGCAAGCCCCCGGTGTAAATGACTTAAGCGAACTTTCTCCAGAAGCACAAAGGGATTATTTCTTTGCCATGTTTGGGAGTGACCCAAATGGCAAAAGCATTGTACAGGTTAAGAGGTAAGGTATGGCATCACTAGGCCAACTGCTGCTTGAGCTGGGCATCAATACCGGGGCTTGGAAGACTGGCATTGATAAGGCCACGCACGACGCTAAGGTGTTCGCGTCCGAAGTTAAGGACGCGTTCGGTGGCGTGGGGTCTTCCCTCAAGGAGCTGGCCAGTGAATTTGGGGGGCTGGGCGGGCAGATGGCGAACAGCTTCGCCCCCGTACTTGGTGCCTTGGAACCACTTGCAGGTGCACTGGCTACCCCGGCAGGCGCGGCGGTTGCCGCAGGTGTGGCCATCGCAGCTTCGGGCGTGGCAGCCATAGGTGCCGCAGTGCACTTTAGCGAGACGGCCGCCCGGCTTGGTGAGCTATCCGAAACCACAGGCGTTGCCGTGGAATCCTTGTCCGTTTTGGCAGGGGTTGCGGCTACCCGTGGCGTAGCTATGGACCAGATGGCCCGCGCACTTGAGCGTATGCAAAAAAGCGCGTTGGCAGCAGCACAGGCCGGGCCGCACGCCAGCAATGCGTACAAAGACTTGGGCGTTGCGGTGCTTGACGCCGAAGGCAAGATGCGCAGCTCCGTTGACATTTTTAACGACGTTTCCAAGGCTATTGCCAACACGGACCCAAGTGTACGCGCTGCCGAAGCCATTAAGATTTTCGGAAGGGCGGGAGCAGACCTTGTTCCCACCATGATTGCGATGGCGGAGCACGGCAAGGAACTTACTGGCACGTTGGAAGCATTGGGTGCCGTGGTAAGTGGCAGCACGGCGCAGGGTGCCATTAAGCTGAAGGAAAATACGACGCTCATTGGCGCTGCCTTTGAGGGAATGGAAAATCAACTTACGGCGCAATTGCTGCCCGCGCTCAATGTAGTGGGCAAGGAAATTGTTGACTTCTTTGTTGACAACCGTGAAGCGGTCAGCACATTTGTGAGTTACTTGGCCGACGCGGGCAAGTTGGTTCTGGCCGGGCTTGAAATTATGTGGGGTGGGTTTAAGGCGCTGGTTGACATTATTGGCGGCGTAATGCATGCCATAATGGAAATTGTTGGCCCCATACTTGAAGTAATAGGTAATTACTTTATAGTATTTTATGAGGATTATGTTAGGCCAGTAATTGATAAAATTGTTACGGCGTTTAACTGGCTTGTGGACAAGCTGGGCGTCGTTGGCAAATACCTCAAAGACTTACTTGGCGGCGGCGAAGGTCTTGGGGCAGCATTGGTACGTGCAGCCCACGACATTGCTGACGGCGTAAGCAAAGGC